CTGGTGCGTGACATCTCTGATGAGCGCAATATGGGTGATGGCATCTGGGTGTATCTTCAGAATGGCTGGTGCTGCCCAAACACGGACTGCAATGGCATCCACGAGGACACTTGGGGTGAAGTCATTGCCTGTCTCAAGGGCGCATACTATGACGAGACTCAGGTTGACTAACACGCCAACAGCGCTGTCACCAACCCAAGAAAAGAAACCAAAGCAAAAAAGCCTCTTGCCGGACTGTTGCAAGCATCCTTTAGTTTACCAATCCAACCTGAACCCAATATGAACGACACCAACCACATCGGCATCATCCACGGCAACACAATCCGTATGCAGGCTCTGTCTCACACGATTGAGCGCCTGCACCCTGACTCCCCATCCCGGGCAACCGCAATCGCTGAATATATCAAGTTGCGTGATGAAGCCAAAGCCTGCTTGAAGCAAATCCCTCAAGGCACGGATGACCGGGCGCTTGGGCGCTTTGAGTTGCGCACGGTGCGCAAGCCCACGGACAACGCTGGCAACTACCTTGTCTGACCCTTCCCCTGCCTCTCAACCTGAACCAACACCTGACAACAAACCTGATACCACAATGAGCCAACAGGACATTGACACAATCACCAAGGCAATAGAGGCCCACTTGGAGACGCTGCAAGCCAAGCCAACCAAGGCTGAGGCCAAAGCGTGGGCACGCAAATACAACAGCCTGTCCTCGCAACTTGAAGCGCTGAAGGCATCTGACCCCAACCGCAAGCACCGTGCCATTGACGACACCGATGAGGACAATGACGACAACAATGGATAACCCTTCCCCTTTCCCTATGACCAACCCAAACGACAAACTGCCCACGCTGCCTGTGCTGCCGGGCCTTTCCTACCTGAAGCCTTTTGACATTGGCTTCCCCCCTGAGTTTACGAGCAACCGGGTCATCCAAATCCAAGATGACTGTGTGCGCTTGCGCAACGCTCTTGATGCTTGGGTGATTGAGCGCTCCAACCTGATTGATGGATGCCTGCAAGACAACTACAACCTAAGCGCTGTGACTCAGTTTAGAGATGGCTGGCACGCTGTCCACATACTCAGAGCCAATGTTGACCTGATGCTGTCTCACTCTCAAAGCCTGCACCACCATCACGACAAGTTGCGCAACATCAGAAGCATCCCGGGCGCAATGCTGCTAGATGAGGTTGACAGCATCAAGGATATGAACCGGGACATTGTTGGCTTGTCCATTATCTATGACCGCATTGCCTGCCCTGTCCGCACTTGGCTTTCAATGAGCAAGCACGACATCTTCAGCGCTGAACACCATTCCAATGTCTAACATCAACCGCATCCACATCAACTTGCCTGACGCTGAGTATCGCAGTCAGCCGGGCCTGAGCCAATCTGCGCTCAAGGACTTTGCGGTGAGTCCGATGCACTACAAGACTGCTGACAGCAGGCGTGAAGAAACTGATGCTATGGAGTTTGGCACGGCATCTCACCTTGCTGTGTTCCAGCCCCATCTGCTTGACACCGCTGTTGTTGTCACGCCCAGCACCGCCCCCAAGCGCCCATCCAGCATCCAACTCAATGCCAAGAAGCCCAGCCCGGAAACCATTGAGGCCATTGAATGGTGGAAGCAGTTTGATGAAGCCAACGCAGGCAAGATTGTCCTGAGCAAGTCAGACCACAGCAACCTGATGCGTGTGGCTGACGCTGTGCGCAACCACCCCTTTGTGGCTGAGCGCCTGAACGCTGGTGGCCTCTTTGGTCACGGCAAGAGCGCTGAGGTGTCCGTGTTTGGCAAGCACCGCAAGCAGGGCACTCTGCTCAAGGGCCGGATGGACTTTGTTGCCCACGATTGCATCCTTGACCTGAAAACCTTTGCCAAGCCTCCAACACCCAACCTGTTCAGGAAGGAAGTCTGGAACAGGCGCTACGACATTCAGGCTGTCCACTACGGATACCTTGCTGAACTCACCCCCCTTGATTGCTCCGTGCGGTTGCCATACCGTATGTGCTTTGCGGTTGTTGAGAAGCAAGAGCCAACCACCGTTGCCATCTATGAGTTGGATGCTGCTGACCTGCTTGAAACCAAAGCAGAGTGGGAGCGCCTGATTGCTCAGCACGACAACTGCGTGAACACAGGTGACTTCACGCCCTTTGGCAACGACTGCAACAACCTTTCTTTCCGCAAATGAGCAATCCCCTGTCCAACGCCCATCACATCAACTGCGCTGCGATTAGCCTGTGCGTCAAGCCGGGCGCACTCAGCGCCTTTATGCCATTCATTGAGTCATTCAGCGCCAACAATGGCGACCCAGACAACATTCAGGTGCGCTACGGCCTGCTTGCCTCTAACAAACTGCCTCTGAACGCAAATCTGGATGACCCGGAAAAGGCCAAACTCACAGATGAGGTTGAATACTACCGGGAAAACACTCAGTTGCTTGGAAAGCGCATTGAAGTCCTGCTTGATGTTGTCCGCACCTACCAACAGGCCGGGGACACCTTGGCAGATTGGTGTCCTGACCGTGGTGCGCTCAATGGATGGCACTTGGCTGATGCCAAATGGAAAGCAGCAAGCAATGTCCCTTGAACCTGCGATTGGCGCTTGCCACTACTGTGGCGCTGAAACCAAAGGGTTGATTGTCGAGATGTTTGGCAAGGCCCACCAATGGCCTGCGCCAACAATCTGTTTGTCAAAAGATTGCAAAGACAAAGAGGCTGCTGAAGCCAAGGTTGAGGCTGACGCATCCAAGCGCTTCCGTGGCGAGACATTGCCATTGGATGATATGCCCCCGGTGTTCAAGGACACCGACACCAACCGCATCCACCCCAAACTGAAGTCTGCCGTTGAGCAGTTTGACCCAACCAAGCGTGGTCAATCATATCTGCTGCACGGTGGCACACGGCACGGCAAATCCCGGGCTGCTTGGGAGATGGTCAAGAAAACCGTTGCAATCAAACACACATACAAGGTGCTGACAATGCGGCAGTTTGAGGCTGCGGTTGAGCAGTCCTTTCACTCTCACACTCACGGCAAGTTGCTTGAGACATACTGTTGCACGCATCTGCTGGTGCTTGATGACTTGGGCAAAGAGCAACTGACCAAGCGCCTTGCTGCTGACCTGTTTGCTGTGGTCGATGACCGCACCCAAAACCTGCGCAACACCGTCATCACCACCAACCTGCGCTCTGATGACATTGAAGGCAAGTTTGGCGCTGACAAGCAAACTGCTGCTGCCTTTGTTGCCCGGCTGCGTGAATACTTTTTTAGCGTTGGCCTGCCCAACGATGTCCAATGAGTGACCCACAACGACACGATTGGTATGAGGATGATATGCGCCCAGCGCCATACGGCCTATGGGTTGAATATGATGCCTACAAGCGCCTCAAGGCTGAGAATGACTTGCTGCACCGGGTGCTTGCCATTGACCCACTCTTGGTTGAAGCAATCAACTCAATGAGACTGTCTCAACAGACCAACAATGAGCGCTGAACCCTATGACGGCATTGGGCGCTTTACCGTGCCAAGCGCTTCCAAGCCAAGTGAGCGCCATATGGTTGACCTGTTGGCCTTCAACGGCAATGGGCAATGCTCTTGTGAGGACTTTACCTGCCGCAAAGGGCCGTTGCTTACCTCAGGCTTTCCAATGGGTGACAAGACACGGTGCAAGCACATCAAGTCTGCCCGGGATTTGTTCTTGGACACCATCATTAGACAGTTGCTCAAGACCCACACAGCAGGCAAAGAGGATTGACCAATGAATGACCAACAATCGTTTTTGAAGTTTACCAAGGGCAACTCATACCTGCCCAAAGGCACTTGGACACTCAACCTGCCGTCAGGCTACACTTGCCCGGGCGCAAAGGACTGCTTGGCATTTGCTGACCGCAAGACAGGCAAGATTACCAACGGTCAGCACCAAAAGTATCGTTGCTACTCTGCCACAATGGAGCGCTACCCTGCTGTCCGGGCTGTTGGCTGGCACAACTTTGACCTGCTCAGGAAGTTCAACCACTATGAGGACAGCAAAAGAGATGTCCTGATTGCCAACCTCATCCTTTTGAGCCTGCCGGACAAGGCCAAGTTCATACGCATCCACACCTCAGGTGACTTTTTCAGCCAATCCTACTTTGATGCTTGGATGATTGTGGCCCGGAGCAGGCCGGACATCACCTTTTGGGCGTTCACCAAGTCAGTCCACTTCTGGACGATGAGCAAGTGGACAGCGCCCAGCAACTACACCCTTCAAGCCTCATTGGGCGGTGAGTATGACAACCTTGCCCACATCCGGCCCTTCAAGACAGCCCGGGTGGTTGAGTCCTTGGATGAAGCAAAGAAACTTGGTTTGCCTGTTGACGACAACGACAGATTGGCTATGACAGGAACAGCCTCATTTGCGCTCATCCTGAACCAAAACAAGAAAAAACAAGCACCTTTGCATCAGTAGTTCAATGGCAGAACACCTGTTTTGTAAACAGGCGGTTGTCGGTTCAAGTCCGTCCTGATGCTCCAAACCTTTCCCCCAAACCACAATAAACAATGATTAATGAAATGATGCAGGCGCTGCGAGCGCCTTTCACCCTTGACCGCCTTGAGTGGCGTGTTGGGCAATGCGGCAAAAAGCAAGATGGCTCTATTTGGGCCAAATGCCTGTGCTACATTGACAACCGGGCTGCGATGGAGCGCCTTGACGATGTGTTTGCTGGCGATTGGGAACACAAAGAGGATTACTTGACCGTGGGCAACCGGGCCGTCTGTATGGTGACTATCCGGGTCACGCACGCCAACTGCCAGCGCTCTGTCTGTGGCTCTTGCGAGGTGGACTTGGCCTCAGATGACATTGACCCCTTCAAGTCTGCTGCCTCTGGCGCAATGAAGCGTGCTGTGGTCAACCTTGGGATTGGGCGCTACCTCTACGACATCAAGGACACTTGGGGCATTGTGACACCCAACGGCAAGTATTCAGGCAAAACCAAGGACGGCACTTTTTTCAAGTGGGATGCCCCGGACATTGGAAACTTGGCCCAAAGTGGTGTTTCTTTTGAGTCCGTGGTAAACACCGCAGCCTCAGATTTGGCTTCAGAGGCCGTTTCATCCCCCCGGGTTGGCCCTTCCCCTGCCCCGGCCCGCCAACCAGCCTCAAGCGCCCCGGCTGGCGTGCAAGAGACTGCTACCAGCGTGCCATTCGGCCCGGTGGAAAACCCTGAAGCCATCGTTTGTCCCTTTGGCAAGACCGCAAAGGGCAAGACAATGGGCGAGTTATGCGCATCTGACCCTGAGTGGGTGGCTTGGATTGCTGAGAAGTGGATGCCCCGCCTGTGGAAAGGGCGCTTGTCCAAGTCTGACATTGACCTTAAAAACGCTGCACGCATCTTGATGGACAAGACCGCCAAGGCTGAAACCAACTCTGACCCATACTAAAATGCCCGACATCACAAACATTCCTGACACCAACTACATTGTGCTTGCAGACAACCGGGTGGCCCGGCTGCTCAAGCCCACCGTCATCGGTGACAAGCGCTTTTACAACTTCACCATCAATGGGAAGTATGTGCGCCTGCGTGACGACAAGGTTGCCCAACATTTCCAGAGCGCTAATGAGCAAGACAAGCAAGCGCCTGAAGTCAACTAAACCCAACCTGACAGTCGAACAACTTGAAGCCTGTGTGGTGAAACTGTATCTTCAAACCAAAGTGCAGCAAGCCAAGACAGAGGAAGTGAGCGCAATCATCAATGACTTGAACCGGGAAAAAGCCCGGGTTGTTGAGTTGGAGATGCTTGCAGTTGACCTGCTTCATTTGCTTCCTGATGAGGTTGAGCAATCAATAACAGCCAAGCCTGTCATAGTAAGAATACATCCTGACACCGTGAACACATTTAAAAACAAATGGGCCGGATACATTGCCCAATACCACCGATGAATGATTTGCCATACAAACTTGTTGTCATCGTGAAAGACGCTGAGGGCTTTTCTCAGCGCTGTTTGCGATACTTGACAATGACTGACCTGCCTTTTGAGCGCCTGATTGTTGCTTGCAGAACAAAGGCCGTTGCTGAAAAGGTTGTGAACGCAATGTCAATGACTTGTTACCGGGATGCTGAAGTCATTGTCCCGGCTGACTCCACCAACCACTTCAACGGTGACGGCAACATTGCTTTCATATCCCAAGAGGTGCGTGAGTTGGGTGTTCTGTTGGAGTCTGGCTGCGATGAGAGTGTGCTTGTGACGCTGGATGGCTTCCTGCAAAAAGCCTTTCTCAACCTTGCTCAGTCACGCTCAAAGTGCTTTAGCATCAGCAACGCAACTGAAGCGCTGCAAATGAAATACACAGTTGGCAGGCAATCCGACAAGGCCCACTACGACTTGTGCGGGTCAGCCAATGGCGAACACCCTCAAGTTGCAGCCGGGGCGCTTCAGGTTCACCGTTACATCAGGAGCATCTGACTATGTGCGGCATCATCGGCATTTTCAGTCCAACCGGGCACATCAATCAAAAGATGGTGCGTGAACTCATTGAGGAAGTAAGCATCAGAGGCAGACACGCATCTGGGTATGCTTACGCCAACGCAAACACCCTTGTCACCAAGACATTTGACAAACCGGGTGATGAAGTTGAGTTGCCCAACCTTGAGTCTGCCAACTCATTCTTGTTTCATTGTCGCTACTCAACATCTGACCTGAACTTCAACCAACCCCTTGTTGCTGAGGGCCGTGCGCTCTGCCACAATGGTGTTGTTTCGCAGCAATCACCTGACAAATGGTATGATGAGTTTGGCATCAAGACTGAGGGCAACAATGACTCTGAACTCATCCTGCGTGCTGAGATTGACTACCACAACCCCAAGTATCCGGGCGCTAAACACCCGATTGAGCGCTTTCCCAAAGCATCAATGGCGGTGGTCACAATCAGCACCCACAGTATGCACTACTACCGCAATGAGCAAAGGCCATTGCATTGGGCCGTAGTTGTTTATGAAGGCCGTCAGTTTACTGTCGTGGCAAGCACCCGGGAAGCGTTGAAGCGCATTGGCGCTGTCCCCAATGAGACTGAGGCTTGCGTGCTTTATTCTGTTAATTGGAAAGGCCACAGCGCTTGGGAAGTTAGAAAACCCAAATGGGACTTGCAAAAGTAAATCAGGACAGGCTCAACCTGTTCAAAGCGTGGTTCAAGACCAGCCTTGTCCACAAGGATGTTGACCCGGCGCTGTGGATGATGCGCTACCTGTTTGAGCGCTTTGAATACAACTCTGAACAGCGCCTTTGGCTGTGTTGGCTCTATGGCACAACCTACAACCTGCCAACTGCTTGGGTTGTCTCCAATGAGTTTCCTGACTTTGATTTGGTTGGTCAAGAGCGCCTTGAAGCGTGGAGCAAGGCCAATCACGCCCGGCTCAGATACCAAACAGACACCAAATGGAACAAAGGACATTTGCCAGCCCAATACGCATCTTACCGCAAAGTCATCAATGAGATTGCGCCCACTCAAGGCGCTGCTTTCCGGCTGCTCACCCAATCAGACAACCGGGCCGACAACTTCAACACGGTTTGGCAAGCAATGAGCAAGTGCCACAAGTTTGGCAGATACTCACTTTGGTTTTACCTTCAGGCGCTTGCTGAGTGTTGTTCACTCAACATCGCCCCTTACAGCCTGATGCTCAATGATGAGTCCGGGTCACGCTCGCACCGGGCCGGATTGCTCTTTGCCTTGGGCCTTGAGGATTATGACCGTGAAGGCATCACCAAGGACAAAGGATTGATTGATGCCCTTGAGAACATCTCCACCTCAATCCTGCTTGAAGTCCAACAGGCCCGGCCTGAGGCTTCATACTTCCTGATGGAAACAGCGCTTTGCTCTTTCAAAAAGATATGGCGCAGGAATGACAGCAGATACATCGGATACTACCTTGACCGCCAATCAGAGGAAGTGATGCGGGCTGAGGGTGACGGATGGTCTGGCATTGATTGGAGGCCACTTTGGGATGGCAGAATGGCTAACTTGACAAGCAGGCTTCAAGGGCGCAGAAAGATTGACAAGCGCTTCCCCTTGTTCTTGGATACACGCACGCTGCCTGTTGCCCAATGAAACCAGCCTTTTTTCTCATTGGTGAACCTGCTTCCGGCAAGACCACTCTTGCCTGCCGATTGATGAGGATGCTCCAACTTGCAGGTGAAGGCCATCACAACCTCCACGCTGGATTGCTCCGTGGACATCTGTTTAGTGCAACACAGGTGTTAGTGCTTGGCAGATATGATGTTGAAGGCACTTTCAAAGGCACGGACAGGCTCAGCCACGCTGTTCACAATGACTTCCGGGCAGCGCTTCCAAGCCTCAAGCAGTATGCCATCTTCATTGAGGGTGACAGATTGCTCACCGCTGACAACATCCGGGCGCTTCAAGCCACTCATTATTTGATGATTGGGTCATTGTCCATTGACCCTGAAACTGCTGAGGATAGACACCTTCACCGGGGTGACACTCAATCAGCCACCTTTATCCAAGGGCGCAGAACCAAGGTTGCCAACATCAGCAAACAGTTTCCAACCACTCTGATGCCCAACTCAACCCCTGAACACCTTGAAAGCAACATCAAGGTTATTGCTGAACACTTGGGGTTGGTGCGCAATAGTGGCTAAGGACGGCAACCGCATCTTCTATGAGCATTGGCTCAGCCTGACTCCTGAACAGCAGGCTGAATACACGGCAAGAGGCTTGCACCCGGACAAGGCTGAACTCATCCGCAGGCCCGATGAATATGAGGTGCTTGAACACGCTGCTGTCACCCCCGCATCTGAGGTTGAGGCGATTGAGGAACAAGCAGAACAACAAGCAAAGCACACCCTTGCTGCTTACTCCAAAGAGGATATGTTCAAGATGGTCAACACCATCATCAATGCCATTGTAGATACCGCCCCGGATAACAGCACTAAACTCCATATCCTCTGCGTCCAAAATGCCCTTGGGATTGGCAACCCTCCACGGCAATGTGACCTTGCCAAGCAGTTTGGGATGACAAGGGCCGGGGTCAACTTCCGCATCAAGACCATTCAACATTCACTCCACCTTCCCCCCTCTCACTTGATGCGCTCTGAGAAAGTCTGCCAAATCTACAGGGAAAGGGCGCTCAAAGTCCATTTACGAAACAAAAAGACTAAACGCCCTCGTAAAACTCAGGAGTGAATAATGGCGTTATCATTGTCCTTATTGACCTGCAACTCAGTTAGGCCAATCAAATGGTGGACTTTCACACCCACCCCCCCCTGTGAAGAAATCTCTTTGTTTACGGTGGCGTGCGTGGGGAAAAAACAGACACCACCCCTTTTTGCCTCAGTTAAGTGTTGTTTTTCTTGATTATTCACCTTTACTACCCTCGCCTATGAAACCTGCTGCACCGTTAACAATCGTTTACGAAACCGTTGATACACTAAAGCCTTATGTCAACAACGCCAAGCGCCACTCTGATGAGCAAGTTAAGGCTTTGGCAGAGTCCATCAAGGAGTTTGGGTTCACCAGCCCGGTCTTAATTGATGAGGACAACTGCATTATTGCGGGCCACGGCAGAGTGCAGGCGGCAAAGGCGCTTGGGATGGAGTCCGTGCCGTGCGTCAGGCTGACCGGGTTGACTCACATTCAGCGCAAGGCATATATCTTGGCTGACAACAGGCTGGCTGAGATTGGCGGTGGTTGGGATACTGACCTGCTGCGCAATGAACTGCGTGCCATTGAGTCTGAGATGCCTGACTTGGCTCAGGCCGCAGGCTGGTCGGACAATGAGTTGCTTGCCCTGCTCCGTGACAACAGCGCCCCGGACATCCAGATTGAGAACACCGTCCACAAGGAGACATACCTTGAGGACTTGATGGAGCGCCGGAAGGAAGTAATGATACGCCAGATTATGCTCATCTATGCTGCTGAAGAATATGGCAAGGTGATTGAGGCGCTGGCTGACTACGCTGACAAGCACGGTCTTGCCAACAACACGGAAGTTGTCACCCACCTGCTTGAACAAAACGGTTATGCGGTATCTCAACGCCAAGTTTAAGGATGTTGATGTAAAGGCTTACCGCAACCGCAGGGCGGTTGAGTCTGATTACAGCACGCTCATTCAGGATGATGTCTGCAT